CTTTTTGAAATATGGAAGAGGACCCGTTATTTTCGGTTTGTTAACATTAATATTGTTTAAATTTCCCGAAATCCCACTTTATTTACAACTTTCTTTACCAGTATTAACATTTATTTTATTACTTTTATTTTAACTTAATAATATTTTTTTTAATAAATATTATATGGGGAAAAAAAAGAAAGGAAAAAAAAAGGTTTCTTCAAATGGAAAACCATTTGTAAGTGTCGTCACACCAACATATAATAGGAGACATTTTATTCCTTTTTTAATTAGAAATTTTAAAGCCCAGACATATCCAAAAGAATTGATGGAATGGGTCATTATTGATGATGGAGACGATTGTGTAAAAGATTTATTTGAAGGTGTTGAATGTGTTAAATATTTTAGAGTTGAAGAAAAAATGAAACTTGGAAAAAAAAGAAATTATATGCATTCAAAATGCAAGGGGGAAATTATTGTTTATATGGACGACGACGATTATTATCCACCTGAAAGAGTTAACCATGCTGTAAATCGTTTAAGATCACAACCTAAAGCTTTGGCATCTGGTTCATCTTGTATGTATATATATTTTAAACATATAGATAAAATTTATCAATTTGGACCTTATGGACCAAAACATTCAACCGCCGGAACCTTTGCTATTAGAAAAGAATTATTAACACAAACAAAATATGACGATGACAAAGATATGGCGGAAGAGAAGGGATTTCTAAAAAATTATACAATTCCCTTTGTTCAATTGGATCCAATGAAAACAATTTTGGTATTTTCTCATGATAAAAATACATTTGATAAAAAAAAATTGCTTATTAATCCTCATCCACGATTTGTAAAAGAAACAAGCATGAAATGTAAGGTTTTTATTAAAGATAAAGAAATTAGAGAATGGTATAAAAATCAATAAAAATCTTTTTCGCGCAAACGTTGAAAATAATATTTTGGACGCATCATTTTTTTGAAATTCCTCATAATTGATGAATCAGACATTGGCATTGTTTCTAGAGGTTTCATAGAAAAAGAAAGAGCATTGGGTGGTATATGAATTGATGGTATATGAATTTCATCATTCGGATCATATGTTGACAAAACATCGCTTTCTTTATTAAAACAACAACCCATATATTATTATAGGTTAAAAAAATCATTATAAAAATAATTATAATGATTTCCGATATAACATCATCAACGATTTCTGACATAACATCATCGGATATAACATCACCTGACGAAGAATTTACACCGTTCTGTAGAATATGTTTTGAAAATGAAGAATTTGATAATCCTCTTATATCACCCTGTTTATGTAACGGAACAAGTAAATTTGTTCATAAATTTTGTATTAGAAAATGGAGAAAATTAAATTATAATAAACGTGCATTTTTTAAATGTATGGAATGCAATTTTAACTATGTTATTGAATACAGCATTCCTTTAGAAAATTATTTTTATTCAGAAACATTACTACAAATATTTAATTTAAAACTAAATTATATTGTTTTTAACATGTTATTTTTTTCTTTATCATTATTTTTACAAACTTTTGAACTTTCAATGAAAAAACAAATAATCTATTTATTTGATTCTAATCCTAACCGCTTTTTCTTAGAAATGTTAAATTCAAATACTATATATACTACAATATATTATTATAGTATTATTGTTTTTTTCTTTTCTATATGGTTTCATAATTTTTTCGTAATATCGCCCTTTTTTTTTATTAAAAGAAAAAGAAAATATTGGAAAAAAATTTTTTTAAAATGTATGATTCATTATATATTATCATACCAATTCATTTTTTTTTATTATTTATGTAAATCAGATCATAAATTATCTCCTAGCAATTTTTTAAATTTTGAATTGATTCTTAGTATTTGTTTTATGCCATTTTATGGAAATTTATTACTTTATCATAATAAAAAAATAAACTTAATAAATTCTAAAAATATTGGAACAGTTAGAGATAGACCATTTGATGTTTAATCTAATAATTGTTTTAAATCTTCACCTACAAGAGTTTCTCTTTCCAATAATTCTTGTGCCAATTTATGAACCTTTACTTTATTTTTTATTATAAAATCTTTTGCTCTTATATAAGCTTCATCTATTAATTTTCTAACATTTGAATCTATACACTGTTTCAAATCTTCACTTATTTTTTTATCTTTCCAATCGCAATAATACGGACCTATTCCGGTATTATCCATTCCAAAAACACAAACATATTTATATGCCAATGATGTTAACTTTTCTATATCATCACTGGCTCCTGTCGTAATATCATCACAGAATATTTCTTCTGCAATACGACCCCCCAATAAAACCGCAATTTTATCTTTTAATTCCAATCTGCTATGTAATTTGGTATCTTTGGAATCACTTTGGGAAAATCCCAATGCACTTGCACCACGTGGCATAATTGAAACCTTAATTGGAGATTGGGTATGCTCAAAAAAATAAGAAATAATTGCATGTCCACTTTCATGAAAAGCTACAATTCTACGTTCGTTATCTGTTAAACGAAATGTTTTTTTTTCAGGCCCCAAAATAACATTGTCAATTGCTTCTTCCAAAATTTTAAGTGATACAAATTCCGTTTTTTTACGAACAGATAAAATACTTCCTTCGTTACAAATATTTGCTATATCAGCACATGAAAATCCTATACTTATTTTTCCTAACTTTTTAGATAATTCATCTATATCTTCCTCAATTACCATTTTATTTAAATAATATTTGAAAATTTCTTCTCTATCATTTTTTTCCGGCAATTCAAATCTAATTTTACGATCAAAACGCCCAGGTCTCAATAAAGCCTTGTCCAAAATATCCAATCTATTTGTAGCTCCAAAAAGTAAAATATTATCATTATCTTCAAAACCATCCAATTCAACTAATAATCTATTTAATGTATTATCTCGTTCTGCTTGCCCCCCACCAACTGAACAATGATTTCGTGATCTTGCCAAGGCATCTATTTCATCTATAAATATAATACATGGTGCCTTTTTCCGAGCCTCTTTAAAAAGACTTCTTACACGAGATGCACCTACCCCAACAAACATTTGAGAAAAATCTGAACCACTTACTGATATAAAAGAAATACCACATTCACCGGCAACAGCCTTGGCTAACAATGTTTTTCCGGTTCCCGGAGGACCATGCAATAACGCACCTCTGGGCATTCTAGCCCCAATTTTTAAATATTTATTGCGATTTTTCAAAAAATCAACAAATTCAAAAATTTCCTTTTTATTGTATTCTAATCCGGCTACATCTTTTAATCTAACCTTCACTTTATCATTTGATTTTATATGTTCTGAAATTCCCTTAGATATATAACCACGACACATCATTAATAATCCGAAAAAAATAATTATTATTCCAAAATCCATTATTTTTTGTATAAAGATTGGTGTTTCTTTTAACAGATAATCATACTTGAAGTTTCTATGTTTCAATTCTTCCAAAAAGAAATCTCTATTTTCAAGATTTAAAAAATAAGAAGTTTTGGTTTTATTGTTTAAATAAATATAAGCCGTATTATTATAAAAATCTATTTGTGTAGTATTTGAATAAAAATTTTTAAAAAAACTTTTTTCTGAAATTTGAATATTATTTTCATAGAATTTTATGAAAATAGCAAAAGCAATCCAAAATATCATTGAATTCATTATATTTAAATACAATGTTCTAATTAAGTTATTTAAAAAATATATTTAATAATGAAATAAATGGTGGTAATAACAAAAATATAGATGAACTGAAAATTATTTTTTTATGAAACTCTGTACAATATTTGGTAGTAGACCATGGATTAAAAACCAATAAAAGTGTACTTCCTATATATATTTGACGCACAAAATCTAATTTATGTAAATATAAATGTATTTTATCTTTTGAAATCCCTACATAATTATAAATTCCTATTGCAAGAATTATATATAAAAAATATACTAAATAAGTTATATATATAAACATTTTTTCATACCAAAACATATATATATATATCAACTTTTAAATCCTCCGAAGAGTTTTGTATTAACCTTCATAACCTTCCAATGTATAACGATCTAAATAACGAAAAAGACGAGAAACATCTAATTTATTAATATCATAATTGTCATTATTAAATAATAAAAAAATATCATCTATATCTTTTGTTTTTCTTAAATGAAGAAAAAATGAAAATAAATCTTTCTTATCCATGTCTAATTGTTTGGATAAATTTTGAATAAATAAAATATTATTATATTCAGTAGAATATTTCGTTAGAACTTTTGTAAAACGAATATCTGAAAGTTTCTTAATTTTATTTTTAAATTTTTCATGGAATAATTTATTATTATAAAATGTTTTAATTAAAGAACTCATTTCATTAAAAATCCAAATTTGTTTTTGAAATGTAATACGATCTATATAATCAGAAAAACACATATTATCTAAAATATCTATATAAAATGGTATTGTTTCTGATTTTGAAATTTTTATAAATGTATCAATGATATTTTCATGGAAAAGTAAACCAACACTTGTTCTATCTGTTTCATTCATGATTAAAGAATGATTTTTTAATTCAAATTTTCTATCTAAAATTTTCTTTGTTATTTCTTTTGTATCTTCATTTGTAATTCCAGGTTGAAACATTTTCTGAATGATTTGATTTTTAAACATACTTTGTTGATTTTTATAAATATCATAAGTAGATGCAAATTTTCTTAAATCACCATTTATATATTCAAGAGTTTTTTCAAGCAAATTAAGTTCAAAGGTTGGTATAAGTAATTTAATTATATAAGATATTTGTTTTTTGGTAGGTATCTTTAATTCAATTATATTACATACCTTCATTAATTCTTTAATTTTCTTATCCATATGATAATTTCCAATACATATTATTGGGATCATAGATACATTCTCTTTTTTTTGTTTTTTTGTTTTTTTGGGACGAATCAATTTAATTAAACTATTTATTCCTCCTTTATCACCACTATTCATACCATCTATCTCATCCATAATAATAATTATTTTCTGTTTCTTTTTGTTAAAAAGACTAATTATATTATTTGTAGAAATATTATGTTTTGTTATATTTTCAATGGCAGATTTATTACGAACATCGCCTGCATCATACAAAATAACATCATAATTTAGTTTTTTAAGAATTCCTTTTACAAAAAAAGTTTTTCCTGAACCGGGATTCCCGTATACATATATACCTCTTTTTGTTAAAACATTTTGTTTATTGTTTTCAAAATATTCCAAATATTCTATGAATTTTTTTTCTTCTTCTTTTCTATTTAAAATATGATTGATATTCAATTGCTCCATCTACAACGTATTGAACGAATATTCTTAAACTTTTTTTTCTTAAAACTTCCTATTTCTTTTTCATATTCATCCAAAATTTTTTTACACTTTGAACTTTGAAAATTAATACATAAATATCTTAAATAAATATTAAATGTTGGATAAATTTCATTTTTATAAATCCATCTGCGAATCTTATTCCATCTTTTATAATTTTTTTTTAATTTTTGTTGAAATAAATAATAATAATCCTT